CCCCGAGATGTAGTGCTCCAATCAGACAAATGCCTATAAGCTGCGTCAATATAGCGCTCACGCGCCTGTGGTACATGTTTCCAATTATCAGCGGCGTATTTCTTAGCTCCGAAGGTGAGAACTTCCACAACTTCTTGCAAGGCTCGGAAGGGCAGCAATGACCACTTGGCCTTCTCACTGTCGTATTTAACCCCTTGCTTGCTCTTGATTCGTTCAAGCTCTGTCAGCATGTTATTCATAACCTTCTCTCCTTCCATGCTGCTTGTATCATCTGGCACATTCTTTAGGAAGTCCACTGCTACCCATTTATCATAACTATGTCCAGAGCCACAGGAAGAGCAGGGATCTTGTGAACCATGTACTTTCTCATAGAAGCATCCATCACAACTCTGTGCCATATTTACCTTTCAAATACTCAATGCTGAGGAACATTTCATCGAAGTGTCCATCCTCAACTTCATTCAATACAACCAAACCACGCCAATGCTTATTACTAAGCTGATCCATATAATCCTCGTCGTGCTGATAGAAACTCCCAGCAATGATAGCACAGATGCTTCTGCCGTCTGCTCTTTTACCGTAAGCCACTGAGCGGCCTTGTTGATGCCCTGCAACACAAGACATGTGAAGCTTAGAAACAATTGCAGCAGGAGAAGCGGCAGGACGACCCATAGCGCCAACAGGCCAGTAATGGTTAAAGCCCACACCATTGATAAAAACCGGATGCAGAAACTCGTGAACTTCCCAATCATTTTCATAACCTAAATCCTTTGTTGATATGAGCCCCTCAAGCATGGGGTTATTATTAACTGCCCTATTAATACGGTGTTCATGATTGCCCAACGTGAGCACCATGCGAGGCTTATAAACCTTATGCTTGCTTTCCTTCTGAGTTTCTTGTAAATCTCGCAAGGGCTGTAGCAACAGCTTCATAGCCAGCTTAGTTGTGTCAACATCAATATTGTATCGCAGCCCTTCAAAGTATTTGCTTCCTTTGGTATCGTGTGTGGACAAGGAAGGCATATCTGCAAAGTCACCAATGTTTACAACAACATCAGGGCGATAGTCACAAATAGCCTTCCCTGCCCACACGAGGTGCTCCACCGGAACACCTGCCTTAACTTGGCAGTCAGGAATAACTAATATTTTCATTTGTACATCTTCTTAAACTCAGCAGACTCTTGGAAATCATACATGTGGGATTCAAGCTTTCCTAGTTCCGAAATTAGCGTGCTTAACTTCCCTAATTTCTCTTTGTACATTTTAGCACTGCTGCTAGAGAAATCTAAATTTATTTGTCGGTTACAGTCACTGATAACAACAGAAGATTCTACATAGTGCGTTGAGGCTTCAAAGGAAACCTGCATTGCTGCCATGCCTTCCTTCTTGTTCAGGAAAAGCCGTGAGAGATAATTCATAGGGAGTCCTCCGGATTAAATACAGGGCCGCTCCATTTTTCTTGATTTAAACCAAAAGGACGAGAAACAATTCCCACCTTCTCACGAATATCGTACCCATATACATTATTCATGAAAGAGATAAACTGCTCAAGCACCTCCGGCCACGTGTCTCCGGGAGAGAAGGAGGTGGAGATGCTGCGGTCTTCACCGTCAAAGTAGCGGAATGTGTAAGTTTCTTTAAAGTCGGTAAGGTTAGTCATAGTTGTTCCATTCAGATAATACAAATTTCAAAGACAAGTATTTATTCAAGCCGCCTGTTTCCATTGTTCGGATTGCTTCAAAGCCTCCCGTACCCACCATGTAGAAAGGAGCCGGTGGTTGATTATAGGCTTCTTCTAAGAGGGAACGAGCCACTCTCCGAAGCTCCCCCACAGTTGGCACACCAGCTGAGCTACACCACTCCCATTCAAGCAAGGCCATTGCTTTATTGACATAGCTAAAGTCAAACTCATCAAGGATGTTTTCAATTTCTTCAATTCTCATTTAATATCTCCAACATACTAGGGAATGCCTTAGCAATCTCCTGTTTACACAATAGAGCAACCTCTCGGTGCTCCTTCTGAGTGGCTTTGTCACAGCGAATGGATACATAGTGTAGCCAGCTCCGAAGCGTTCCGTTCATATACATACGACTCTTTGTCAAACCCTCTGGCAACACCTTACGAGCAACTTCTTTAGCAATCCCACGCTTAAGAGCAGCTTTATAAATAAACTCAGCCTCTCCTACAGCACGGTTCTGCATATAAGCCCACCAATCACTAAGTTCTTCATCATCTGTAGTTAAACTGTTCTGACGATTCTTCGTGTCTTGTAGCCTAACATGCCCATATTCAAAACCATCTTGAGGAATCTCCGCATATCTCTGAGAGAATTCTTGAAAGCTAAAGCTTCGGTGGCGAAGGATCTGACGGGCAATGTCTCTAGTGGTTTCAATCTCCATGCAGATGTTAACCATCTCAAAAGGACTCCAGTGGTTGTTCTTAGCTAAGTATTTAATTAGCTTCGGAGCACTCTCTGGGTTGTCCTGATTAGTTGGGTTACTTACACGGGCCATGAAAGCCACCAGAGCCTCTCCCTCTGGAGTTGCCCATACTGTGCTTACCTTCATAGTTTTCCTTTAATCAATATTATCACAATAAGGACGGCAAATACATTCTGTATGGTCTATAATGCTTGTACTCTTTACAGAACAGGCGTATAGAGGAATCCACTCCGTACGCCAATCATGAGGACGTTCAGTTATAGTCTGAGGCGTTTCAATTGAAAGCCACTTTGTAGGTATGCCCCATGCAATAGGATCACCCCCTAAGCCAACTGCTTTCATTTCTTCTTCCTTAATTTCTTTTCTGCTGCTGTCTTATCAGCATGGCAGGGCTTACAGAGCACACTTAGATTATCCTTCTCACAGAACAATCTATCGACATAAACATCCCAGCTAATAAAGCCCTTCGAAGGCTCCACCACAGGGCTTGTATGATCTATCTGCACATCTCCACTAACAAACTCAACAGAGCAAGTAGAGCACATATAGTGCATAGCAAGCTTTCCTGTCTTCTTGTTAGTTTTCCGTGTAGTAGAGGCTTCCTTCAGAGCAGCATACTTCGGAGGCCATCGGCGAGTTGCCGTTCGCAGCGCACCAGTAACAAAGCTTCTGAATTTAGCAGCTGTCCATTCTCCATCATTAAAACTACTCCTCACTAGGAAACTCCCAGCGTTGTCCTTCATAACGGCTTAGCCACAACAGCCTGCCGTTCTCTAGAAGTCTGTCCAGAGGCTCTTCGTGGTCTTCATAAGCCTTCTTCACTGCTCCATAGAGCTCTTGCTCTGTCGTACAGTCTTTAAGAATCTTCGCAGCCTTGACAGGGCCGATGCCATACAAGCAAACAATGTTGTCAATTCTATCTCCTGTTAGTAACTGAGTGTAGAAGTTTTTAAGCCCTTGCTCAGGTGTTATGGAATACATCTCTCCTTTTATAGGATTGAAATGCAAACCCGGAAGCTGGTCTAAGTCTTTATCCACATGGACAATAATTCCTTCATACTGTGAAGAGATAATGCCTACATCATCGTCAGCCTCTTGGTTCTCACTAACAGAAGCACCTAGAGAGATAAGTTTTTCTCGTAGGGCTTCGTAGTGGATGGGACGCTCAAGCATTTTCCTATTTCCTTTGTAAGGATGCGTTATAGCAACCTCATATCGGAAATTAGTCTTGCCTGTGATAAAAGCATCATAATCTTCACACTTCAAAGTTGTGTAGACTAGATCAAATAGCTGTTCCTGAAGCCGACTACAGGCTATAGCTTCGGAGACATCCTTAGATGAGAATCCTATTTTATAAACCATGTAGTCAGCATCAATGAACGCCGTGTTAAGGCGCTTATCCATTAGAGGACGTATTCGTCCAGCTCCTCAGCAAGTGCCTTGTCTGGATTGTATGTTACCAGCTCAGTGACAATCAACTTCTTAATAGAAGGGGCGTTGCCGTGCATCTTGCTCATCTTATGAGTGTAGAAACTCATAATTGCAGCAACCTTCGTTCCCTTGCTAATAGCCAATGGATCAACTGGTTTACCATCCTCATCTACAGCTCCATGAACAAAGTTGCTCTTACACACAATGAAGGAGCCTTGTCCTTCTTTGTTCTTAATCTTAATACCCATGCTCTTAAGAGCCTCACAATCCTTCTCAGAAAGGTCGCCAATGGTGCATTCATACTTAGTGCTATCCTCGTTGAACGCTGTATTAATTTTGGTCATCCACTGTGTCCAGTAGAGGGTTCCTGTAATACGCACTGGTTTCATATTCGCTGTCATATATTTCCTTTTAAAGGGGCTATGCCCGTTTGTTTAATGAACTACTCGCTCTTCTGTCTCTCCACCCATCTTCTCAAGTGTTGCAATCAGCAAGCCTACAATCTCTGTAGGGCTTAGGCCTGCTGTGTGTTCAACTGAGAAGCAATCATTATACACTGTAATTACCACCTTTCCGATAACTTCAGAAATATCTTCATCAGTGGGTGTCTCTCCAACTTCTTCCATATTTAAATTCTCCATTCAAGGGACAACGTAGCTTATAAAACTCCCCAGCTTCAACAATGCTTTGCACTGCTGCCTCACCTGTTATTGTAGCATACATTTCCTTGGTTTCCCACTGAAATTCGTCATGAACATTAACAACTATCTTAACAGGCCATTTATTCTGTCGTATTTTAGCATCAAATATGACAAGGGCCTTCTTCATTACAATTGCCCCGGCACCCTGAAGGAGGCTGTTGAGGGCTGCGTGTTCGCTTCTAACCCAGATACGTCTTCCATCGAGTCCGGGAACAGATCCACTTGCTGCGATTGTTGCAACTTTGTCAATAAGGAGGCGTAAAGCTGGCGTCTGTTCAAGGAATTTCTCTTTAAGTTTTCCACCAGCCTTAGCCGATCCTCCAACAATTGAACCAATCTTCGCATTTCCTGCTCCGTACAAGAAAGCATAGATGAAGGTTTTGGCAGCGTCTCTCGTTCCAAGTCCAGCAGCTCGTTGATTGACAGAGTGAACATCTGTTCCGTCCTTAGAACTCCCATTAACGACTGTACTGACATAATTATCATCTTTCATATAATGGGCCAACATTCGTAGCTCAAGGCCACTGGCGTCAGCGCCGACAAGCACATTTCCTTCCTCTACAGACCAACACTCCCTACACTCAGGCCCAAACACGCTTCCGCTGTTAGGAATCTGAGCCATATTAGGGCTGCTGTGTGTCATGCGGCCAGTTACAGCACCGTTGGTTGTAACCCTACCGTGAACCCTTCCATCATCCTCCACAGCTTCTAACCAGCTCTCTATCTGAGCTACACGCTTTTGAAGCATCAAATACTCACTGATTAGCTTTGCCTCTGGAAGATCACAACCTGCTAAGCTTCCTTCATCGACAATTGGCTGTCCTGTTGGGGTGAATGTGGCGGGTTCCCATCCAAGTTCAATAAGTTTTTCCCCAATCTGCTGTCTACTTCCGGGATTGAATATAACGGTAGTTGGCTTAAGAGGCTTGCCTGTTTTCTCGCTTGTTCGTTCAACTGTGTATGGAGGCCATCTGTCTTGCATTGATTCATAAATGCTGTCCAGCTTTCCTTTGATTGTAGTAAGAAGCACGGTTGCATAGGGTATGTCCAGTTTAAAGCCATTACGTTCCTGCTTAGCAACAATAGCGGCTACGGTATGCTCTAGTTCCACGCTTTCTTGTGAGAACTTCTGAGCCTCCATCTCTGCTATCAGGTGCTCATAGAGCAGGGCTGTCACATCAATATCGCGCTCACAATAGGTTGCTAATAAGCCCATATGAGGACTGTCATAGCACTCCCCTTTGTAAGCCTCTCTCCTGTCTACTAACCACTGCCAAGTTGCTTTGTAGTCAATCTTCTTCGTGCCTAACGTGCTGCCCCACGCGGCGAGGCTGTGGCCCCCTTCGCGGCTTGGGTTGAGCAAACGAGATACTAGAAGAGTGTCGTAGCACTTGTTCAAAACTATCCGTGTCTTCCACAAGCTGTTCAATAGAAAGGCATCGAAACTGATTAGATTGTGTCCTATCAGTAACGTAGCGTCCGCGATATAGTCCTGAAATGCTTTTGCCTGATACCATTTGTGTGTTTCTCCAGTGTCTATATCTTTAGTGCAGCAAAGCCAGATGGTTTTATGATCTAGCGTGGTTTCAATGTCAATTACAAGCCTCTTCATACCTTGCCTTTAGTTCTTCAAACTGGTGGATAAGCTCTTGATA